AGGGACAGAATACGGTCAAGACAGTATATTACGTAGATGGAGAGACCCCTCCTTCAGAACGGGATAAGATGAAAGCAGACTTCGAGTCCGACACAACAAACAACTCCGTCTTCGTCGCTACCATGGGGACCTTCTCTGAGGGTGTGGACCTCCTGAGACTTTGGTATATCTACCTCGTAGAGACAACGAAGAGTGAGCGTATCGTTGCACAGGCACTTGGGCGAGGCATGCGTCTCTTCGAGGGGAAGGAGAAGGTGATTGTCTATGACTTCCGTGACAACCTCAACTACAAACCCAAGGGAGTGCACGTCCCCGCCTCTCGCTCTACATGTTATATGATGAAGCACGCAGCGGAGAGGGATAAGATTTACAAGAAAAGAAAGTTCCCACTAAAGGTTACGAAGGTGAACTTATAAACAAATAAATCTCTAGTTGTAAGGTGAAATCCTTGCTAGAATAGGAGTCTGGTATAATGTTAAATATAACACCACCAATTCTCCTTTCTAGTGAGGATTTTATCTTATGGCTAAGAATATAAAGTACATATACCCCAACAGGGAGAGGGAGGAAAAGTCTCCCATCTATGCCGTTTACGCAGAGGAGCACCTACGTGATGGTGGAGGCGTGAAGAAGGCTAAGTCCAGAAACCTCATTGACCTCTCTTCAACCTCCGCAAGGTGGAACACAAGTCTTATTGCCAACTCATTCGCTAAGGGGACGTCCGAGACAACAGGTGCCTCCATCAGCTCCTTCGATGCTATCACAGGTCGTGGAGGTCTGAACATCAGCACAGAGCTGAACCCATATGTAGATATTGTTGGTCAGGATGAATATATCGCTTACTACGATAAGAAGTACTCCATCAGACGAGCACAGCTCAGGGACTTTGCTAGAAACCCAACTATCGAATCCTGCCTCGACATTATCTCCAACGAAGCTGTTGTGTACGACACCAATGGCTACTTCGCTAACCTAGATGTCAAGCTCCTCTCTAGCGTCATCAAGCCAGACAAGAAAGGGAAGAAGTCTGAGGTGATGGATGGGCTTGTCCTATCCTACCGTGAGGTGTATAGGATGTACAACTTCCACACCTCCGACGATGCGTGGAACCTGTTTAAGACATTCCTGATAGAGGGTATCCTAGCCTTTGAGATTATCTACGAATACGTAACGGAGAATGGCATCACCAGAGCAACCAGCATAGCTGGGTTCAAACAGCTAGACCCAACCACCCTATACACCAAGGTGAAGAGAGTTCAAGGCGTAGGAGACGTGAAGGTGTGGATTCAAGAGACCCCAAACGGGGACGTGGAAATCCCAGACTCGAATATCATCTACATATCCTACTCTGGTAGGTATAACAACCTCAATGTGTCATACCTGGAGCGACTATCTAGGTCATATAACATCCTTAACCAGCTAGAAGGGTCTAGGGTGATATGGAACCTGATGAATGCCCAGAAGAGGGTAAAGGTCGTCATCCCTATGGGAGGTAAATCCTCACAAGCCATAGAGACCGAACTTGCTCGATTTGAAGGTCGCTACAAAGAAGATGTTCAGATAGACTCCCTGAGTGGAGAGGTGAGCTACAACGGACGAACTAAGTTCCCATTTTCTAAGACGATGGTGTTCCCGTCTAACCCGCAAGGCACGACGGACATATCTACTATCGGAGATGACGGCTATGACCTGAACTCCACACAGACCCTAGAATACTTCTGGGATAGGTTCATCCAAGATACCCAGATACCTAGGAACAGATTCCCAAACTCAGTAGGGAAGAATGCCAACAATCCATATGATATAAACTCCTCTATCACCCACGAAGAGCATAACTTCAAGAGGTTTATAGATAGGTTGAGGGTTATCTTCAAGGAGATACTCATTAAACCCACTTGGATTCAGTTTGCCCTTACTCACCCTGAGTATGCAAAGCATGTGAAGCTGAAGAACTCCGTCACCATAGAGTTTGTGGATGAGAATCTCTTCGTTTCCATCCGACAGAACGAGCTTCTGAAGAACTCCGTGGACTTCATCAACTCAGCTCTGTCAATCCAAGAGGACGACTCCAACTCCTACCTCCCCAAGGACTTCCTCATAGAGATGTACCTCAAGCTCTCCGCCGATGATAAAATCAAACTCGAAAGAGCTAGGGAAGCTAGGAGGAAAAGGCTCGAGAAGAGAGAGAAGGAGCAAGAAGCCAGTGGTGGCATCACCATGGCAGATGACTTCGGTGGAGGTCTCGCCTCTATGGACACAGGTTCCTTCGGTGGGGATGACTTCGGAGCACCAGAGCCAAGCACAACACCTGAACCAGCACCTACTTCAGACCTAGGAGGTGAACCAGCTCCAGCTGAGTCGCCAGAGCCGACAACCTTATAATAGCAAACGATAACCATAATGAGCAAGAAGAGATATATCGTCAGGGTGGCGAACAAAACACCCGAGTCTGTTAACGAGGAGAACGAGGTGGAGAGCGGGAACATCCCCATCACAGACTCCGACCTTCAGGAGCGAGTCGCTTCTCTAGACTCCCGTGTGGCTGAAGCACGTAAGGTGTACAACAACGAGGTGATGAAGGCTAACGGTGAGATGGAGGTCATACGCAAGGAGCAAGTAGCAAGGAACAAAGCTAAGGAGCAACAGAACGCCCAGAAGGAAAAGCAAGCTCAGAGCCAGCAAAACAGCACACAACAACCTGACAACCAGAATAATACAACAGAAAAGAACTCTGCTGGCGTAGGAGGCTCCTCCGAACCTGCAAGCTAAAGACTTAAAAATTTCTCCAGAAATTTGGTGGATAGAAAAACTTCATATACCTTTGTGGTGTGTGAATGTGGGAGGGACAACACAAAGCATAGTTCTTTGGTGTATGTCTCCTACTAAGTAATGAAGCAGAGAAGAGCCCAGGTTAGAGTCCTGGTAGAACTTCGGTTGAATGGCCTTAGCTGGTGTATAGAGTTTGAGATAGCACACTCTCTTCATTGCTGTTCATGTAGCTCTAATGTTACATTGAACACATTAAAGAAAGATGTCAACCAAGGATTTTAGACATTTCTATGACGACTCATGCAGGCAGCTAAGTTCGATTTTGCTGTCTCCTGAAGAGATAGGCTCTGCCGTCTCAGATAAGAGTTGTCTGAACACCTCTCCACGAGGGGAGGTGAGGTCTTGGTTCTTGGCCACTCAGAAGAGAGCGGAGAGAGCGGACCCTCGTAGAGACCTCTCTAGGTGCTTCAAGCCTTCCAGAACAGAGGGCCTTGTCAGCGTCCAGTTCAAGTCTCGGAGGGTGAGGATTTACCCAACGAAGGAACAGAGGAACCTGCTTCGTAAGTGGCTTGGCGTAAGCCGACTGGTTTATAACCGCGCCATCCAGCACTACAAAGACAAGGAGTTTGAGGTTAGGAACTGGATGAAGTTGTCCAAGTATCTCCTGACGGAGTTAGATAAGGACTACGTCAAATCCGTTCCGCATAAAATAAAAAGTATATCCGTCAAGGATGCCTACATTTCTTGGAGTGCAAACTGCAGGAAGACGAAGAAGACAGGAAAGCCGTTCTCCTTGAAATTCAAAAGCAGGAAAGACCCCATTCAGTCCTGTCATATCCCGAAGTCTGCTGTTTCTGAGCTTGGCATATACCACACCAAGTCAGGGCGGATGAAGTTTGCCCAGACGGATTGGCTTGCTGGTGCCGAGATTTCGGACTGCCGACTCATCTTCGACCATGGTAGGTGGTTACTCTCCATCCCTAGGAAAATCCAACCCCAACAGCCCACCGAGAACCAAGGAGGAGCTGTTGCGGTGGACCCAGGGATAAGGAACTATGGAACCTACCTCTCCACCGATGGTCGCTTCGGTTGGGTCGGACAGAGGGCGTTTGAAAGGGTCCTGAAGCTCAATTTGAGGATTGATAAGCTGAGGTCAATAATTGCAGCAACCGAAGATAAGCTCCGCAAGTTCAGACTTAAAAGAACCATCAACAGATTGTATCATAAGATACAAGACCTCGTGGATGAATTACAATGGAAGTTTATCAACTTCCTAACCAAGGAGTTCACCACCGTCATCTTCCCTCCATTCAATGTTTCTGAAATGGTTAAAACATCAAATCGGAAAATCAGGAAAGTGGTGGTGCGGTCTATGATGGCTTTGAGATTCTTTGAGTTCAAAGAACGCCTCAAGAACAAATGCAAAGAGCGTCACGTGCTCTTCATCGAACAAAACGAGTCTTGGACCTCCAAGACGAATTCGTTCAACGGAGAGGTGATGACGAACCTCGGTGGTAGGGAGTATTTTAACTACCAAGGTTTCAGAATCAATCGTGATGTTAATGGGTCTCGCAACATCCTGTTGCGAGCATTGAGAGATAGCTCCGCCAATGGTTGAAATACCGTTGGATGTTTTGTGATATGCTAACATCCACGTGGATGTTTGAAATTGTCAGCGAAAATCTATCGACACGTTTTATATAGGAGGAGAGAATGTAGTGATTTAGGCTTTTGCAGACTGAGCCTCAAGGTTTCTCCACAAGTTACTTTGGCCCATTAGTCTAACGGCTAGGACGCAAGATTTTCATTCTTGAAATAGGAGTTCGATTCTCCTATGGGCTACCGACAAAGTCCGACATAGTCATGAATGTGTCGGAACCGTACACACCCCAATCCATAGTCGATGGGCGTTTCAACGTATATAAGCGGACTCTGCTGGTTGTCGTAGAGTTGTGTGTTAGCCGTAGAAGAATAGGAGACGGCATGTTCCGAGCCGAGCATTGCAGAGCCACGTGGGCTCAGGCTAAGACAACCATCAGGAGCGTTAGTTCAGCTGGTTAGAATACCTGCCTGTCACGCAGGTGGTCACGGGTTCGAGTCCCGTACGCTCCGCTTGTAATAACATAAAAGAAAAGTTTGTCAAGCAATCATGTGGATTGACATCCTAAAGTTAAACTCCTTTGGTCTTGAAGACATAAAGAGAGGATATGTCTGTCCATTTGGAGAGAACTTCAGAGACTGGACATATCACGTATGTGATGGCCAAGGAATGAAATGGAGCACGCTGCGACGTAAGACTATCCACTTCCTTAACTCTCCAGAAGGAACTCCAAACACCCTCTTTCTCCCTCAAACCTCTTTCCGTATAGATGGGAGGAATGATGGTTTTGAACTTATCCGACTCACTGACTACGACTACGACAATGTCTGCTATGACGATAAGAACCGATACCCAAATGACATCTACCCCCTACGACTTATGCCACTCTTTGACGAGTGGTCTATCTATCGGGATGTAGTCTGGATAAACGGTTGGTTTCATATCATAGAATGGACGGAGTCTACGGAGAAGCTGTACAAGTTTCCTCTTTTTGAATACCCAAGAAGAAAGGCTATTGAACTTATGACACTCAAAAGGCCTTACTCAGCCCACATAGAAGAGGTGGATGGGTATATCAACGTCTGTATGGAGTTCCATGGTGACGACAACATCTACAAGACTCCAACAAAGATAACATTAAAACAACTGCTTTCCCCAGATAACCTGTGGAGAGTGATATAAAAACAATGAGCAAGAAGACTTATACACGGGTCGTTTCATCATACGTTCCTTTCGACGTAGACTTCGATAAGCTGTACACTTCGATAAAGTCCTATCTACTCTCTAAGAACTACCCACCTGAAGAAGCCGACAGGTATATCAAGGATGAGTTCTCCGAGAACACAAGGATTCACATGTACAGGGCTTTCGATGTGGATGGATTGTTCGGGCCGCACAACGAACGGATGCTGGACGAAGTAGCTAAAGACTTCTTTAGGTACATGGAGGAAAGAGGAAGGTCGACAGCCTCACTAGGCTAGTTTGGTAATCGCATATCATATCATAGTACTAACCTCAAACAAACATAAACTAAGTTATGAACATAAACGATAAGTTCTCCTCATTTGTTGAGGCTTTGATGGAAGGGTGGGTTGAGAC